AGAGGATTTGTTTCTGTACGAAGTTCCGTCTTATCGAAAGTATTATCCGAGTGACTCATGACAAGCATAACTGTCTTAGGGTTCAATTGAATGAGAGGATTTTTATAGTTTTCTAAGAAGGATTTTTCTTCTGAGAAAGCTACTGTCTCATCATATTGGTGGGTATCTGCATATGTCTTTGTCCAGACCATGGTTCCATTGGTCGCATGGCCTTTGAAATATGGACCTGCCTTCCAGATTTCCTTGGTGTCTGTGAAATACATGTAGACTTCACTTGATCCAGCTAATCTGAAACCTGGGTTTTCATGAAGTGCCTTTACTGCATCTTCAACTCTTGTAGGAAAATAAAAGTCATCATCATCCATGGCAACTATAATTTCTCCCTTGGCTTCCTGGTTCAACCTATTACGCTTTTCTCCCAGGGTCATCTTGTCTTCAGACCAAATGAAATTAAGTTTGGGTAAATTGGCCCTTTCAGCTTCAAATAAATCTCTTACTTCTTCCTGACCATCATCATAGACTACCCACTCCATGCGGTCCCTAGGATATGTTTGGCTTTGAACCATTTTAATTAAAGAAGGAATGAAACGTCTACGATTATACGTTGGCGTTACAATACTTACCATAGGTAAACTCATCTACTAAAATATATTACTCAGTCTTTATCTGGCTTTTCTCAAATGCAGTTTTATACAATGTCTCAACCGCAGCTCTAGCTAGTTCAGATGCATCATCTTCTGTGTAACAGAAGCCCCCAAGGAATAATGTCTCGAGGTCTCCATTTGGCTGATATGTTGAAATTGGCAAATATGTATAATAAGGAGGTCTAATTTGATATGCATAACGACGTATTAGCATTTTAGGAATTTCAATAAAGAAGAAAAGACATCCATAAACGAAACTCAAAATACGAAAGGGTATCTTGTATCCAATGGCTTGATTTGCCGCCAAGTGACCCCCGTAAAGAACTATTAGTGTAAAAATAAACTGCATAAATCCCTTTAGAATACCAGAAGCAGTATTACTTACAGCTCTTTGAGGTCTAAATTGACTTCTATCAGCCATAGATGCCGCTTTAGCATCGGCCTCTTCCTTCGCCTTAGCATTTGCAGCTGCTTCATTCTTTGCATTATTTAATCTCTCTTGAGTTTCAGCATCTTGCTGCGCCTGGATTGCTTGCTGTTGTGCATATTCATCTGCCTTTGGATCAGATGCCCAGCTTGAAATACTGTAACTTATCTTATTACCAATCTGTGATAAAAGATTGCTCATCTATTTTATTGATTTAATTTAGAAGAGATGGATTACACGATTGTAATCCCATCGTATAAGAGGGCAGAACTTTGCCGAGATAAGACTTTGACAGTTCTCCATAAATATAAAATACCAAAGGACCAGATTGTCGTCGTAGTGGCTAATAAAGAGGAAAAGGAAGTCTATGAAGGAGTTCTAGATCCAAAGACATACAAAGAAATCTTAGTTGGTGTGCCTGGTTTAGCCAATGTGCGTAACTGGATTTTCAAGCACTTTCCTAAGGGCAAAAAGTTAGTATCATGTGATGACGATATCAATGGCTTTATTGAATATACTCCGAATACAAAGAGACATGAAAGAGAACTCCGGAGCCTCAAGGATACTATAAGACGCGGATTTTCTGAGTGTGAGAAAGCCAAGTGTGGACATTGGGGAATTTATCCGAGCCCTAATGGATTTTTTATGAAACCTACTGTTACTACTGACTTGAAATTTATCATAGGAAGTTTTGGAGGCTTCATAAATCCCGGAAATGAAGTTCTAATTGAAATCAGTGAAGGAGAGAAAGATGATTATGAGAGAACTCTGAAATTCTTCCAGCGTGATGGAGCCGTCGTTCGTCTGAACTTTGTGTCTGCAAAGACAGCAACATACAAAACACCTGGAGGTTTGCAGCTAGGAAATCGTCTTGCAAAAGAAAGACGAACTGTGAAAGCCTTGATGAAAAAATACCCTGGTTGGATTCGTCTGAACCCCACCAGGAAATCTAAGATGCCTGAAATTCGTTTGATTGATCCTACCAAAGGTACCAGTGGTACCAAAGGGACAAAAACAAGAAAACGAAGAAATTAAGTTGCATACTTCATTCCTCCCATACCACCCTCGATTACTAGGAAATTAATACTTTCAACATAGACAGCATAGTTAATGAGATACATGGTATCCTGTGCTAAAGGCCATGGATCAATATCAATCTGGAAATTCTTAACTCTGCTTGTATTCAACGAACCACTTGGCTTCATCCACTTTGATGTGTCTAAAGCGAAGCTGTAAATTGCCAAACCTGGTGGAAATACTCCTGTAGCGTATCTCCAAGAGCTTAGCTCCTTGAAATACTGGAGTGGCTTGATTTCCTGTGCATCATTACCATCACAGATAATTCGCATTTGTCTGATAATATCTTGTTGCATAGATGCAATGTTGATGCCTGAATATCCTCCAGATGGAACTGAAGAAATTGCAGGTATGAATGGAGCCTGTCCATACCTCCACCAATTTGTGTAATTAGTCCACGCATTCAAATACTGAGATGCATCTGAGCGTCTAGGAATTACAATAATACGAGGAACTGGATTATGTGTATATAAATCAAATACTTGTCTCGATCCAACACTTGGAAATGGGTATTTAGTGACTTGTCTGACTATGTAATTCAATGGTTTTGTTGCAAATGTCCTGCGTTCTTCATCTGTTAAATATACATATGTCGCTTGTAGTCTAGGATTGAGAGGCCACGTATTCATTGTAGGTGCTGTGTAACCAATATCTGTTAAGAATTGTTTGATATAAATACCTTGTTCGGTATTTGGAACATATCCTACATTACCAGATTGTAATTGTGTTCTAGAAGCATTTACCATAATTTCAGGACGAACTCTATATCCAGATGGATCTAAGACAGTATATATATCTCTAATTGGTCTTAAAGTTAACTGAACTTCACATTCGTGGTACTGTAGGGCAATGAGGGGTAATGCAAGACCAGCATTCTGAGAAAACCAGAAAGATAGAGGTAAAGTAATATCACGTCCAGGGATGGAAGGGAAGTTATTCTGTGCTTGAATTTGTGGATCAGAATTAAAATAGACATTCGGATAGAGACCAGCTTTGCGAGTGACAGCATTTCCTACAGCGCCGGAATACTGGCCATTTGCAGGGTCATAGAGTTCAGGTACATCTCCAACTAGTTGCTGCCACTTGTTATATTGTGTTTCATCTTGATCCGTAAAGGCGGTTGAAATAATATAGTCGCTATCGAATTGTTGTACCTGTGTCCCTCCAATTAAGAATGTAGCTTGTTGAATAATTTGTGCTCCAATATAGCGAACCCATTGGAAATTGTATTGAGAACGATTATTATTAGGTCCAGGTAAATTAGGGTCAAAATATTTAGAGTAAATATCTGGTAGAGTAAAAGTAAAATACAGATCTGAGAGTAAATCTGCAACGCGTTGTATTTTAGCACGAAGTTGAATAGGTTCATCAAAGAAAAGTTCTTGAGGCCCTTCCAATGGCAGGGTAACAGATTCGAATGCAAAGTGGCTGTATTTCTTTAGAACCATATAGAAATAAGTGAAATCGGGATTTCCACTCAAAATTACATTCTGTGCGCCGTAGGCGACTAATATGAATAATCCACCTCCTGGCATATCTCTTCTTGTTCTTACGAAAGAAGAAGAGGTATGTTTTTAAGCGTGTTATGATTTAAGGACCCTGTTTATTAGCCCACCATGTGTCTGATAGATATGGAACCATTGTCATATCTGGGCCATCCATAACAGTGGAAGGCTGCATGTTGATGAGATACTGGATTTCTGTATATGTCAAAGCATAACTGAAATAATATACTCTGCTAATTAATCCCTTAGCAGATCCATCAAAGTCTAGGTTTGATGGAGACTGTGATCCACTGAAATCACGGTCCTTTTCAAGAGAAGTTGTCACAGACTTGTATAATGAAATCTTACGAGGACTGAAGGCATAGACATTACCATAGTTCTGGTAAGGAGGTGTATTGTTAGATAATGCCATCTTCTTCTTCAAGTTCCCATTGATGTATGCATATAAGGTATTACCCTTGCATGTAACAGTCAAGTGAAACCACTTATCTACAGGAATGTTCTCGATATCTGAGTAATTATCCCATGTATCATAGCAATTCATATAAATGCGTATCTTGTTTGAATCACCCCAACAGAAGATACCAGGTCCTAGTAAAGGGTATACCTGTCCATAGCCCTTGTGTAAGATATGATACAACTTGTGCTCACCCTTGGCAAATGTTTCACTCTTAATGTTGATAAACATAGCATAACTAAATTCTACGCCGGAACGCTGGTTATCAGAGAAATAAATTGTTTTTGCTCTAGGATTGTGCGGGTTTTGTATTGCTGTGAACATCTTAGCACCGGAAGCGTATGTATTAGGAAAGAGCTCAACGCGATCCTTAAACATAGCCATTATAGAATTATAAATAAACTCGCTCACGGATAATGCAATATATAGAGCAAGAACCAATGCTATGCCCGAAAGCACTTGTGATTTAACATCAGTACCTGTCATTGAAATGCCACTTCCAGAAGTATCTTCCATCTACCTTTGAGCTCTTAAAAATAAGAACTCAAACGTAATGTAATATTGATTAAATTTAACCGCTACTTGTGCTGAATATAGATCTTCCACCACTCTTGATATCAAGGGATAGGTCACCTGGGTTCAAACTGCTCAATGAGAAGGTTGAGAAAGGACCTTCCTGATAATATGAGTAGACTCTATCCGGAGAATACGCAAAGTTAGCTGCACGTGTCTTTCCAATCAATCCGCCAAATCCATCAGGACCACCTAGCTTCAAAGTGGGTGTCTCTCCATCGACCTTGAATAGGCCATCTAGTAGACAAGAACGAGATAGCTTTCCATCAATGTAGATATCGATTGTACTGCCAGTTAGAATAGCCGTGATATTTACCCACTTCTGTAAGTCAACCTGTTCAATGTCACACTTCTTAAAATCGGGTGATGTATCTGTATAAGGAGATTTGCCTGCTACAATAGACTTATAATCTCTTTCATATGTCAAGTCTCCTGCGTTAGAAACTGCTGCTTCTGTGCTTACACGAATACCGAGTTTATTTGTGAATTGTCCTAGATACATGACAAGTGTCATATATCCAGTGGCTTCAGGACCACCACCTGACAAGATTAAGAAAGGCTTATTCTTACCCTTGTTAATACTCCAGTTAGTCACATATATCCATGTGCTAATAGAATACTCGCCGCCGCCGTAGATTTGAGGAACATTTGCACCAGTGTAAATAGTCATTTTCTTATCACTTCCAGGCAATCCATTAGAAGAAGAACTATATATTACCATATCACTTGTGTCACTTCCACCATATAACCATTTCCATAAGAAGAAAAGGCCAAGTAACATTAATATTACTAAGACTACCATTACAACCATACGGGAAGGTTCCATTCTATTCTAAGAAACAGTTTTATGCGTAGGGCACTGACCATTCTTCTAATGGACCTGCTTGCTTAGGCTTAGTGCAGTTTCCACCCGGACACCATGGACCAATATTAGCTAAGGATGGCATGAAGGGTTGAAATAATGACATTATAGTAAATGGCATATATGGTTTTCCAGAAGTGTCAACAGCATCTTCTATTAATTCTCTCACCTCATTTGTCTTCATAGCATAGGGTGCAAGACTTATTAAGGAAATTATTCCACCAAGTCTCTTATCTCCTATTTTTAGAGGCTGTGTGTCATCAAAATCTGGCATTGCCGTACACATGTGACTTACAGCTAGAGTGCCGTTCAAATATATATTGAACCTGCGACCATTCTTAACAATAACTACTGCAGTCCAACGTTGTAAAGGAAAATTAGGTATCTCTGCATATTCTGGATTTTGATATCCTTTCACAAAAATTTCCAGCCGCGCTGGGGCCATATTCAAACCACGGCCTGCATCAGGAGCTACTAGAATTTGAAATGTCTGCTTTGAACCTATTTGGACTACCCTTGCATATTCATTTCCTGATTGTGCTGTTCTGTCTATCAATGTAGGCTTGATGTAAAAAATTAATGAAGAACCGGAACTGGATGTCCAAGGACCTTTTAGCTCCTCACTTGTTATAATCTGAAGTTCCTTAGACAATGATACCTCATCATCCTTACCAACACGATTAAATGGCTTAGGTAACATTATGTAAGCAAGAAGTAAATAAATTAAGAATGATACAACTGAAATTATAGCTATCCCTGTAAGTATATTCATCTAATGATAGTAATCAAAATTGAAATGAAATTCTTATGTAATAATTTTTAACCCTATAGTGTTCTCGGCATACAATATAAATGCTGGTTTATTCTCATGTTTCAGTAATAACATTGCATTTACATCACCACCTTGTATCCATCCATTTATTACACTCTGCACTTCTGTAAATAAACCGGGTATGAGTTTTATAATATAATAATTGTTAGATGGGTCTAGTGGATCTAGTCCATGGTTAAGTATACATGATCTCTTAACAGGCCCTGTTGGATCATTTGGTATTATCCACTCACATACCCAGTCTGGATGTGTGATTGTATAAGTTACATTTGTATCTGTTCTATGAACTTCTCCAGGCATTAATTTTAATATAGTTACATTAGAAACCAATTTTTTCATCATCGCGTAACTTATATGTTTTTGGTCTACGTTTATGTTTAATTTTTATTTTTCTAGTTTTTGATCTACCACCCTTTACAATTGCAGGGTATTCTAGGGATAGACGGATCATATTCATCAAATTTAGAGCGTCTTCATCTGTTATATCCCCTATCTTAACGCCTGCTGTAAAGGCTACAACATTTCCTGCAATAGCTGCTTCTCTCATTTTTGTCCCAGACATTGCCTTTGCACTCATATTTGCAGAATTTACTGTTCTTTCTCCAAGTGACTCCACTTTTAATGAACCCTTGAACATCTTCTCAAAAGTTGAAACACGGTCAGATCCAACGCCCATTGTTATATCTTCATATCCAGTTGAACGCAGTTTATCCACAATATTGAAAATTTGAGGGCATCCTTCCAGTGTAGTATCTATGAATACAACTTTTGTAGAAGGATACATCTTTCTCAAGGTCTCAACCTTGGCTCCAACGGGTAATGGGTTTTCATTTTCATCGGTTGACATAAAAGAACCAGATGCTTTCATTGACTTGTAAAGTTTAGTTTTCTTGTATTTCTCCATGTTATTTTGTTTACTCGATACGAAGACATAAGCATCTGCTGTTTCTCCAGCCAAGCTAGCAATCTTATCTATCAATACCTTATGACCAATAGTCGGAGGTTGAAATCGCCCAAAGGTGAAGTACACTTTTGAGTGATGTTTTACTATTGACGTCATATCTATTAATAGCTTATAGTTAGCAATCTAAAATTAGATTTATCTTTGAGATCATCCATACGACCCTTCATTTCAGCTGCAGTCACCTGATATCCAAAACATCTCATATTCAAGACTGAAATACCTCTTGATAATACTTTCTTTTCTATAATAATATTTGAAGGGGCAAATATCTTATCACCAGTTGTAGGTTGCTTAGGAACACTATTCAATTGTCTTGTGTGAACTAGAAGACCGTTCAAATATCCCTCAATGACATAAGGTGATATTGTTAGACCAACACGGAATGGTGCATGAATAGGCACATTTTCTAACTTAACTGATTGCTGTAAACCATCCGTATCAAAGCATGTTATAATTACTGTATTTTTCTCATTATCGAGACTAATACGTAAGGTAGGATTTTCAACGGTTTGAGACATTGTAAAGAAGACGCGCTGGTTTTGCCCTGGACCTAACGCTTGAGGGTATTCATCTGTGATTAAGACGTCCATAGTTATACTATATGACCCCTGGCCTTCAAGAACAGTTGTAGATAAGGGGGGTGTTCCATTAGTAGTTGGTGCAGGTGTTCCTATAATAATATCCTTTACCTCGGTTGCGCTTTGCCAGAAATTATCAGACTGATCTGTGCCGGGTATTGCTATATACCCTGGTGCACCAGGTGTTTTCTGGAATATAGGTGTAATCCACTGGTCAACTCCAAGCAAAATAATTCCAATTAGTAAAAGTCCTGCAATAACATACATTAAGATGCGAACAAATCCAGATCCCTTCACTGGCTGACCAATTGCGTTAGCAGGTTCAGGTGCGTTAGCAGGTTTTATTCCAGCTGCAGTCTTAATACTCTTACCGAGATTTGAGACATTTTTTAAAACTTCTGATATTTTGTCAGCCCGACTTGCGTTCATACTACTTTAGAGACTTCTTTCTTGTCTGGGATTTCTTTGGCTTAGTAAGAGTATTATTTTTAGGATTGAAACCGATGCGCTTGTAATAAGGCAATGAATCTTTGGCCTTACAATCTGCTAGCTTCTCTCTTAGATAACAGACAAAGGAAACTCTGCTGTAAAGTTTGTCTATTCCCTGAGTTCCAGTCTCCTTGTCGTTTCTGTAAATTTCTGGAATTGATGAATTAAATTTCTTATCTTCTGCATCTTCTTTTAACTCTGTGTTACAATGCCACTCGTGAACATCCATGGCAATGAAGTCTCCTGTTCTTAGATTAACACCAACCTTATAACGTGGGAAAATCGTATAACCTCCAGAATATTTGCCTCTTTCAATTACAGATAGATTACCGAAGCCTTCTCTCAAATCACCTGCATCCATGTGAAGTCCTGTTCTAAAATTGCGGTTTATAGTTACAGATGAGAAAGATGTATCAGCAATTTGGAAAGCTGGATTTCCCTTGGCCCTTTTATATTGAATAGCATAGCGATCTGGAACTAGTTTCTTAAACAAGTCATCTATTGCTTCAATGTAAGGTGTCCCTGCCTTGTATTGATCAAAGTAAAGCTGTGTGTAACTAGTTAGACGACAAGGAAGACCCATAAAGGGTGTCTTCTCAAAGTAACCTAGGACAGAGGAGAACACGTTATTATTTACACGCATCTTTGATAACTTACCCTTTTCCATGTATTGAGCAGACCATCCCTTGATAGATTTCTTATTTAACTTACGTCTTGTCCAGTATTTGGATTTGACATCAATAGGACCAGCTGCAGCTCCACGATTTCTAGAAGCATTTGCTGACTTGTAGAAATTCTTCCAGGCCAACTTAATGACGTCATGGGGAATTACGTTCTTTCTTAGCTTGAACAAGAGTTTCTTACCTCCAGGTGCGTCCGGGTCTTTCGCGTATACATCTGCATCTTCATCAATTATTTCGTCTACATCCTTTTCACTGAAGTAAGTTCCCTCTCTAGCCTTGATTTGGTCATCTGTTAACTTTGCTTCTAAGATAATTTCTTTAGCTTTTACCTTTGGTTCCCTTGCAGGTTCCTTTGGCATCTGTAACCCATTGAATAAATCCTCCTCTGGGACACTCATCTAATTTTACAATATATTTTTACAGTGTAAGAATAGAAATGGAACCACCTCCCGTTAGAGTTAATAAGAGGAAGGCTAAAGCTCGTTTGTCTAGAAAGGAGCGTATTAAAATAAATGAATATGGTCTTAATATTCCTTCAAAGGAGCTTGAAAACTATACAGTAAATCTAAATACAAATGCCCTCTTATGGAATGCAGGAACTCTGCCTGGATCAAAACCTTTTAATTATAGAAACAAGGCAAAGGTTAACTTCAAGAATACTTGGGAAGGGTACTTGCAACAGAGAGCTGAAGCAAATGCTCTAGCAAAGAAGAAGCCAAATAACAAGACAAAAAAGAACAAGAATAATAACAATAATGGGACAAGAAGAGCCCTGTTTTAGAATTCTCTTCTTTGTATCAAGTGATATCCCTTCATTTTCTTAGCGTGTTGTTCTAAATTCTCCTTTTTTCTCTCCTGGTCAGTTCTTCTTTGACCATCCACTGGATTTGTCCATCCATAGAAATACGTATAACAATCTTCCCACTGGGCCTTTGTAAGATCCGCTGGTAGCATGTCTCTCGGTAAATAACAATGATCTCCCTCAAGCATAAAATAAACATTTTCAGTTCCTAGCAAAACTGGATAAGGAACATCATTGCGGCCAACCATTGAAAAATACTGTTCGACCTTGTCTTCCATCTCAAATTCATAGATACTGGAACCAATGTGAATGTACTTATTTCCTGAAACATGGAGTAAGATGGAATTTCCTACAAAAATGTGAGCCTGATCTGGTCTGTGATCTGCTCCTCTTGCATTTCCAGTACTCTTTCCTATATAGACTTCCTTTACGGTTAGCTCTTTGATAAGCTTGCTGTAATCTGCCTCTTCTTTTAAAGTCCCTGTGTTAATATCCTTGTAGATGGCCACCTTGTTGCCATTAGCGCCGTGGTCGCTCACCACAACGCGAAATGGTCTTCCAAAATTATCATGGATGTCATAGTGTTTCCCTTTACTTAACATCTTTCTGGTGGTATTTACTTTGACCCATTTATATATCCCCTTCGCATCTTTCTTTGAAATATATTGACCATCTTTTCCTTTCTTAGTAAGATCTTTACAATCCTTTGCATGAAATGCAGGGGATTTTCTAGTTTGGTACTTACTTGATTTTATTTCTTTACAAGACATTCTAACTACTGTGTTTCGGTAAATTATACCAGAGGACTGCTCCTATTACTCCTGCTACTACGAGGCCTGCAGCAGCACCCTTTAACATTGCTTGATTATCAGCTTCCATGAAGTCATCTGCTCTTATTACAGGCGTCTTTCCACGAGCACCAAGTCTGGTGTAGAACTGAATAACTTCTGTCTCAGTATATTTGCGTTTTCCAAGCATTACATTCACTTCATTGTGTAAATCAACAGTCCATCTGAATAAGTCTGCTCTATTATCGAGAGAAGCTGTTACAGGTATCTTTGCTAAATGACTTACGTAATGATTTCTACAAATTGGACAAGGGATAATATGTTGCAGTGACTCGATGAATTCCCGCATAGCCTTCTTATGAGAATAACTAGGCTGTTGAGGATATCCCAGGGCACCGATATGAATTGTATGCCAGAAAAATGGCCCCCAAACTTCAGGTGGAATATGCATTCCTATCTATTATATGTTGAGAGCTGTTCGGGCGCCACCTAAGACGCATTAGCCACTATTATGTAATTATGGCGACGTTTTACCAAAATAAACAAATACATACATGTTCAAATTGTGGTCTAACCGGACACACTTTTCGCTTCTGTACTGAGCCTGTTTCTAGTTATGGAGTTCTCGTGTTTCGATGGGTCGGTAAAACAGAATCATGGCCTCAAACAAGTATCTTATGTTCTGATCCTACTAACTACACTGGCACTAATAATCTGATACCACAAGTCTTAATGATACAACGCAAAGATTCACTTGGTTTTATGGATATCATGAGAGGAAAATACAAGGTAAATGAACCCGATTATATCAAGAAGCAATTGAGAGGAATGACAGATGAAGAGCGCAAAAAGCTGGAAACCATGGAATTTGAGGATATTTGGCATTTACTATGGGGTTCAGATGCCGAGTCGTCTAAGCGTTATGCGCATGATCGCATTACATCCAAACAGAAACTAGCTGAGCTTCGTGCAGGTATCGATTTGGATACAGGTGAGCGATACACACTGAATGACCTACTCCGGCAAGAACCTGTAGTATACAAGACACCTGAGTGGGGATTTCCTAAGGGTCGTAGAGATCCACATGAACTAGATATTCAGTGTGCATTTCGGGAATTGGAAGAGGAGACCAGTATAGTTGAAAGTGAACTTCTAAAGGTTATAAATGTGGCACCCTTGATTGAACAATTCTATGGGTCCAATGGAATTCATTACAGACACTCGTATTACATAGCTCAGTATGTAGGAGAGCGTAACATATCATTTGATGCTCTTAATCCAGAAATGGCTCGTGAGATTGGAAACTTGAAATGGGCAGATTTAACGGAGGCAATTGAACTACTAAGGCCAGAAAATGTCGAGAAGAAATCTATATTACTACAATTATATGGACTTCTAAAGAATTTCATGCCAGTTATCAAGACAGAACTTTACGGAAATCTTCTGAATGAAAATAACAATGGAGAGCAGCAGAGAGACTATGTCTACAAATCAAGCGGGACAGTTCAAGGACAGGTGGACCGAACAAAACGATTCTTCGGAGCGAGACAAGTTGCTAGCAGAATTTAAGAGTTATACGGCTCCTCGTAAAGCTCAGACGGTGCAAGGACTTGGTCAGGATCAAAGAGAAATAGAAGGCACCTTGTATCCTGAAATCACTGATGAATCATTTTTGAAAAAACTCTTGAAGAAAAGAGAATTCAGAGAAACCAAACAGCCAAAGATTACAGATGAAACTTTACAACAAAATGTTTGTGATGTTGAAGAATTCGAATATACTTCTGCGCAGAAATTTGTCTCTCAATTCATGTCACCCAATACTCCATATAATGGAATGTTGCTTTATCATGGTGTAGGAGTTGGTAAGACATGTTCTGCAGTTTTAGCTGCCGAATCTTTCTTACAATTAAGTCCAAAGAATAAAGTCTATATTCTGGCTCCTCCTGCAATTCAACCTGGTTTCTATAGAACAATATTTGATCCTTCAAGACTTACTTTTGGAAAAGATGATCAACCAAATTCCCATGAAGGATGTACTGGTAATCGGTATTTGGAGTTGACCCAGATGTTATTTGAAAGAGATAAAAGGGAAGTTGAATTGAGAGTTAATAAATTAATTAATAAGCGGTATGCCATTATGGGTTACGTAGCATTTCGTAATATGGTTCTAAGTATATTATCTCAGATTTCTTCTACTCTGAGCCCTGAGAGAAAGCAGCAACAGAAGATTTTACTTTTACAGCGTGCCCTATCTGGATCTTTTTTTATTGTAGACGAGGCACATAATCTGAGAGATGTATCTGATAGTGCCGACGATGATGGTGATCAAGCAGACGATATTGGTGATAAGTCAGATGCATCTGCAGGCAAAAAGTTGGTGCCCATGTTGCGTGAAGTCTTGAAAACATGTGAAGGAAACAAACTTATGCTTATGTCTGCAACTCCCATGTACAATTCTTACAAGGAAATTATTTCTCTTCTGAATTTACTTTTATTAGTGGATAAATCTGAAGACTTATTGAAAGAGTCTGACATTGTATTTGAACAAGGGTCCAATGGTGAACAGTTATCAAAGGTATCTGAAGAGCGTTTAATTAAAGTGGCAAATGGACATATTAGTTTTATGAGAGGAGAGAACCCTAAGGCATTCCCTGCTCGTCTAGATCCTGCTGATTCAGTTCGTATTTCTCAATGGCCTCCTACAGAACCAAATGGAAACAAGGTAATACCTGGTCCCCAGAAAGAAGATGTTCTCAGACTACCATTGGTAGAATGTAAATTGGAAGGTGATTCATTGGCTGTTATGAAAGCAATGACAGAGAGACTAGTTGCATCAAAGGGTGTTGGAATTCGCACTATCGACACTTTACTGCAAGCAGGTAATTGTATTTTTCCAGGTGATGGTCTAGATGGACGAGTTGGCTCAGAAGGATTTCAAGCGTGGTTCACTGGCAAAGCAGTTGCATCTGGATTTGAAGGGACGCGTTTATCGACGTTGCCCCAATATGTGCCAACTGATCCAGATGAAGATTACAATTGGATGATTGCTTCAGATGATTCTTTAGGAAAGGCATCTCCTAAATTCAATCAGGTTCTAAAAACAATTCGCAATGCAACTGGAATTTCTTTTGTCTATAGTCGTTTTGTAGAAAATGGTGCGGTTATCTTTTGTCTTTTATTAGAGGCAAATGGTTATACGCCTTGGGGTAGAACTGCTCCTCTATTTTCTAAGGGTTCTTTGAAAGGGCGTAGGCAATGCTGTAGATGTGAAAAGAAGGAAGAAGGGCATCCTGTGTTCAGCCAAGCACAACCTGAATCGAGAGAGAACCATAAATTTAGTCCAGCCTTTTATGCGCTCTTAACTGCCAGTGATGTTAGTACAATGGAGAAGCAGTCATTGCCTCTTTCTCCCAATAATACAGCAGTCATTAATGCTGCGAGACACATTGATAATAAAGATGGTCACAAGATAAAAGTAGTAGTTGGATCCCAGGTTGCTGGAGAAGGTCTAGACTTGCGTTATATTCGTGAGGTCCATATCTTGGAAGGCTGGTTCCACTTGTCGAAAGAAGAGCAGATTGTGGGCCGTGGAATTCGTTATTGTTCTCACAATGCCTTGCCAAGACAAAAGCGCAATTGTACAATTAATTTGTATGCAAATGTATTTCCTCCAGAGATGAATAAGGAAACTATAGACCAATATTCTTATAGAACCGCCATGAATAAGGCTGTTCGAATGGGCAATGTGTCTCGTGCTTTAAAACGTGGTGCCGCCGATTGTAATTTGAACCGTGATGCTATCTTAGTTACTGGTTTGAGTAATGTGGAAATGTTTGATAGCCAGGGGCAGCCACGCACAGTTGATCTAAATGATCGAGACTATACACCAACCTGTGATTGGATCCGTTGTTCTTATGAATGTAATCCATCCTTGAAGCTTTCGGATAAGAAAGAAATGCCAGATGATAATGGAACATATGATATGTTTGCTGCTCGATTTGCAGAACAAATGATGATCCAGAAACTGAAGTCTGCGTTCAAGGATCAACCATGGTATCACTGGAGTATCTTGGAGAAACGTTTTCCAGATATTCCTAAGGCCACCTTGACCAGCTTACTTTTGCGAGTTGTGAATAATCCTTCTATTATATTTGAAAATGGAAATCTTCAGGGTCACATTGTTTTCAGAAACAATTTATTTCTCTTCCAGCCAAATAAAATTCAGGATGAAGGAATTCCAATTTCTTTTCGTTACGGTCGCTATCCAATGAAACGTGACTCCTATATGCCAGAAATGACAGCTGTTCCAGTAAAGGGTACAGTTGCTCAAAAGACAGTACCTGGACAAAAGACAGTTGTAGAAGCTGCACCTGCTTCATCAGTTGATCTAGCGAAAACACTTTGGTTAGAGGCAATGACGTGGTTAAATGTATGGTGTAAGGAGGGCTATGCAATTGAAGAGTCAATTCCAACAACTCTGACAGATGCTTTATATGCATATTTAGAAGGAGATTCTAAGAAGAAAGATATAATTGAAATTCGTTTGAAAAAGTTACAATGGTGGGGTAAAGCAATCTCAGGATTGCCTGCAGGTATAACAGATTTGAAACGGGTCGCAAAAGAATTCATTTGGGATTCCTTTTTGAAAGGACCTGAACAAGTTGCTCTTTTGGAACAAAAGGTATCCATGGCCCCTGAAGGTGCATCTGAGCAATTCAGAAGCGAAGGTTCTACTACAATTTCTCGGTATTTAGATTTAGACACAAAGGCTCCCGTTTACTTATGTGCTGGTTCAACTATCTGTCCCCCATCCGTTCTAAAAATATTCAATGAATCTAAAACGGATCCAGTTGTTCTAGCAAAAGCAAATTCCAAGGTCTCTGCTAATCCATATGGGTTCATGGTTGTCTGGGAAAATGCAATTATGTTTAAGACAAATGATGCTAAGAATGCAGAAGGTAGCCCTCCTGGAGGTGGTGCAGCTTGTTCTATTGTAAGTAACGTGAAGGGTCATAGAATGAAGCTTGTTCAGCTAGGAGATATTTTAGCCAAGTTCCATGAAGGAAATCGTTTTGAATTAACAGAAGACTTGTTAGCAACGGGTCCCAGAAAACTTACAGGGGCTCCTTCTTTCTGTGCTCTTATGGAAATTGTAATGCGATGGATGGATGTTCGCAGAGAGAAATATGGTAACCTACGATACTTCTATAGACCATTATCCTCCTTCTATTCTGGACACAAGTCGAAGAAATAAATTGGTCATATGCGAAGCGTATAAAATTGACTATCTGAACATACTATAGATTAGCATGGAGACTGAAGCATTCTTTCAAGAAAAAGTATACCTCACTCCCAAGGACCTGCGCAACGACATTGAGTCTGTAGATGATATTCTTGTTCTAAAGCTAAAGGAGCGTCTTGAGCAGCGTTGCTCTCCTCATGGATATGTAATGCCTGGCACTCTAGAGATTTTGACAAGATCCACAGGTATGGTTGATTCTGGTCGTTTCTCCGGTGATTGGGCATTTCTAGTAAAGGCCAAGGGACATGTGCTCAACCCTCCTGAGGGTACTATGGTTGAGGTGGAAGTTCTAAAGTCGAACAAAATGGGTGTCTATGCAGTCTATGAAAATGCCATCAGACTAATGGTTCCCCGTGACCTACATTTGGGTGACGAGGAGTTCGATGCCTTGAAGGTGGGTGATCGTATTAAAGTGGAAATCCAGAAGTCTCGCTTTCAGCTAAGAGATCCATTCATTGTGAGTGTAGGCATTTACCGTGGAATGTCTGGAATGCCTACTCGTATTGCTCCTCCTGTTGTCCCTGCTGTGCCAAAGAATGAGGTTGTAGGTCTCGAGGAGGAAGATGCAAATGTATCTGGTGATGAAGAGGAAGGTGCGGAGGAAGAGGAAGAGGAAGAGGCAAAGGAAGAATAGAATGGACGATTACGAGCAACGTAAAGAGTTCTGTAAGGAAATGGCTACATTATCTAGACCCGAGCTTGAGGAGCTTTATCGTATTTTAAGACGTGAGGGAGGTATATTTAGTGAGAATTCAAACGGTATTTTTTTCGATGTCGCTTCTCTTCCGGCCCCTGTTTTCGAGGCTCTATGGAAGTTTTTAAATTTCTGTAAGTCAAATGCAAAGGATTTAGATGAACGTAATAAGATTATAGGAACAATGTCCGCACAATAAAGGTCTAAAGTGCCATCGTGTATTATATCTAATATGACTGACGCAGTCCCAGAATCTCTCATCCAAATTTGTGAAACACATTCGGATGGAACATTCCAAGTCGGTAGACGAAATAACAAAAACTCACATAATTCCGTTGCAGATGCACAAGACCAGGCCCCCAAGTGGAACCTTATGACCCATTCTATCAGTCCAAGACATCCTCTGGCTGCATGGATGTGGCTAAAGGACCCTCTTTTTCGCGTGTCACCTGAGCCTCTGAGACAGCGACTGATGCTGGATGCAACAACAGAGTGGCAGGAGCGTTGTACATCTCTAGACTTCCCTCGTGTTTACAGCAAGAAGAAGGCTCTGGAGGGGTTTGGTGCTCAGAGACCGGATTTACAGCAAGCGAAGGCTGCCATGATTGCTATGGAGCGTTATACTCAGGATAATCCTCTTTTATGGATTTTATACAATGATCGTGAGAAGACTATTGGTTTCCTTGATGATAAGGTGTTTCCTAGAGAGGGTGGTTACAAGCAAATGTGGATTATGAGAGAACCTAATTGGGATAGACTGTGGGATGCACCGTGGTCAGGAGGTGAGCTAACAAGTTGGCTTGAGAGACATGAAGAGTTAGGCTTCAAGGTTGATTGGCCTCTAGAGCCTGCAACAGCAACTGTAAAGGCAATGAGTGCCGAGTATGAAGCAATGCAACACTCATCAAAAGGTCTATCAAAGGATGAACTACGTGTGAAGCTAGGGAGGGCAAAAGCAATACGTAAACTCTGCAGAAATACTGCGTAAACTAACATTTGTACGCCTAAAGTTGAAACCGAAACCCAAAGCAGATAAGCCACACAATGGACATTCGTAAGGCTGAATTTGATCAGCTGAAACGTCTTACCCAGGAATGGTTAGACCACTCTGAGCAGGAGCTAGAGGCTACATTTAGCACTTCTGCTTCCTCAGGGACAGGTGGTCAAGTTAACTCTACAACCTTTGCAGCAATTGCAAAGAGACTAAAGAACCGAGGGTATACATCTGTTACCCAGGAAGACACTTTAAACATCATCACACCCAAGCATGTTCGTATCACCCTCAGTGGTCTAGGAGTGATACAGCAGTATTGTCGTGATGATCGCCTCTCAGGCAGAACGTTTTCCGCAATTATCAAAGACCGAACAGTTCAGAATGCCACTCTTGATCTAGAGGAGTATGGTGTTCGCATTAAGGCAAGACGTGAGAGGCTGTTAGGAGAGAAAGATCCTGACGTCACTGACTTGCTAGACCAATGGAAGGTTCAGCAGAAGGCATTTCGTTTGCTCCGGCGCTGGACATTCCGTGGAGATGGTATTCGCTTTGACCTATCCATGGTTCGCCAAACAAAGAAGAATGTGCGTGGTGAATACCGCTGGGTGACCAAGTTCACGCAGCAGGATATTTCCAATGAGCCTCCCATTTACGAGGTTGAGGTTGAGCTTGAGAGAAAGGAGGGAGATACTGCTGACCTTGCAATTCAGCGCCTAGTCAAGGGTGTTGGTGAGATTCTTCGTGGTATCCAGAAATGCCCTCTACTCATTCGCGAGTCTGTAAAGCGTCAAGTATTGGCGGGATACAAGGCTTTGACAAAGACCGATAAGTTCCGTGGTGTCTCGACGAGAACTCTTGAGCTTGCAAACATGGTAAGCCAAGTGGAGCCTGGTTCTCCCAATATTCGTGAGGGTTACAATGTGACAGACAAGGCTGATGGTCTCAGAACTATGGGCTACGTCAATGAGACAGGTCACCTCTTTCTGATTGACAGCGGTCCCAATGTGTATGAGACTGGAATGGAGGTTCTAGCATGTGCTAACTCTCTTGTGGATGGAGAGTGGATTACCAAGAATTCTGCCAACGAGTCAATCCATCAGTTCCTAATCTTCGATATCTACATTGCTCCTGGTAACAAGGATGTTCACGCACTTCCTTTCTATGATCCTCAGGCACCAACTGCAAGCCAGAGATACAAGGAAATGACTGAGTGGGAGAAGTTATGGAATGCCGCCCCTGGTCCAAAGGAGCTTGTTCCCATGACCCCTAAGACCAAGTTACTAGTCAGCACCAAGAGGTTCTTATTTGCAAAGGCTGGGGAGATCTTCGCCCAGGCGGCTAAGGTTCTCGATACTCCTCGCATTTATGAGACAGATGGTCTTATCTTTACAAAGAACGCAACGCCTCTTCCTGACCAGCCTCAGGGAGACTTCAAGGAGCAGATGAAGTGGAAGCCTCCTCACGACAACACGATTGACTTCCTTGTTGTCACAGAGAAAGTTCAGGATTCCACGATGGATGCAATTCACAATGGGTTTCACCCGACTTCTGGAAAGGAGATCCGCTACAAGGTTCTCAGACTTCACGTGGGAGATCGTGGCAGTCGCAATTCAGCTAAACTAAATCCTAGAGAAATCGTTCTCCAGGTTCAGCCTCTCAAGGAGGCCTATGACCCTAAGAATAATATTTACCGTCCTGTTCTCTTTCAACCTGAGGATTTCCCTGACGACAAGGCGAATGTATGTTATGTGGAAGTGAGAGTTGATCCTGAAACAGGTGATGAATATGCTTATTGCGAGCATTCCAATGAGCCCATCGTGGACAAGAGTATTGTGGAGATTTCCTATGATGCATCCAGGCCTGCAGGATGGCGTTGGGTTCCCAAGCTTGTTCGTAAGGACAAGACTGAGCGTCTCATGAAGGGTGAGTTGGGTCGCACACTGAATTCTAACCAGACTGCTCAGAGTATTTGGAATTCCATTCACGAGCCTGTTACTCTCTCTATGGTTCGCACGGGTAATGAGCAACCTAATATGACAGAGGTAGTTGCTGTATCTCAGGTTGAGAAGGAGCGTGCTGCTATCACTCAGAAATACGCTGACCGCACGGCTTCAGAGAAGGATATGAACCGTGTGGGCCCTCTACGTGATTTCCATAACAAATACATCAAGGAGACAATCTTGTATAATGCCGTTATGAAGAAGGCTGGACTTGGTCTTCTGGACCTAGGGATGGGCTTGGCCCAGGATATCCAGAAGTGGCGTCGTGTGAATGCTGGGGCTGTTCTAGGAATTGACATTGCTGGAGACAGTATTAATAATCCTAATCACGGTGCCTACCAGCGTCTCTATTCAACCATGTTGCGCAATGGTCGTCAAAGTGTTCTACCCATGGTGTTTGCTGTGGGTGATGCTTCCAAGAACATGCGTTCTGGTGAGGCGGGTGCGACAGTCGATGACAAGGTTATTCTACAGGCTGTTCTAGGAAAGACTGTGCCTGAGGGCGTAGTGCCTCCTTATGTCAAGGATGAGATGTCTAATCGTTTCAAGATGGGTGCTGATGTAATCAGTTGTATGTTTGCTACGCATTACTTCTTTGAGAGTGCAGAGAAGTTCGGTGGATTTCTCCAGAATATCTCAGAGAACTTGAAGATTGGTGGATACTTCATTGGATGCTGCTTTGATGGTGAGAAGACATTTGAGTTCCTAAGAGGCCGTGAGTCACGTGTGGGTGAGGAGGGTGGTACGACTTTGTGGAAGATTTCCAAGAAATATGAGGCTGATGAAATTCCTGCTGGTGATGATGCATTTGGAATGCCGATCGACGTAGAGTTCATTAGTATTGGTATGCCTCACCGTGAGTATCTAGTTCCATTCAAGTTACTCCAGGATAAGCTAGCATCAATTGGCGTGGAGCTATGTAACGAGGATGAATTGAAAGGACTTGGTCTTGAGAAGAGCACAAATATGTTTGGCGACAGTCACAAGATGGCTGCAAAGGCGGGTCGTAAATTCCCTATGACCCCAGCGGTTGAGCAGTTCTCATTCTTGAACAGATGGTTTGTGTTTAGAAGAAAGAGTGAACAGAGCTTGGAATTGGGTTCACCTAGTGGGGTTACTATTGCTAAGCCTTTGACATCAGCAAAGGCTGCAGCAACTGTTCCTCTTGGTACAATTTCAGGAGAGACAAAGGAAGTCGAGGATGTTGCTGCTGATGTCCAAGCTGCAACTGTAGCAGCAAATGCTGCTTTAGAAAATGAGGTTGTAGATACTAATGGGAGAAAGGTCTATGACTCTGCAGCAGTTCTACAGTTTGAATTAGAGGCAGCACCTATTGATAAGCTACGTATCGGTGACAAGCTAGCCCAGCGCTGGTTATCACCCGGTTCTCCTTTCCCTATTCAGGACCCTGATCCTCGTTCAGCGGGTGAGCGCTATCCATCAATGGAGCATTTCCTAGCGGCCATGAAATACAAGGTTGCTACGGATAAGCCTGGGCTAGCTCAAAGTATCTTTGGTCCTGATGGAACCATTCATCAAAAGTTCTTGAGACAGAAGCAGGCTGAGATTGGTGTTGGAGCTGGTGCCAAACCCTTGACTGAGGCACGCGAGGCAGCCTTATTAGTTGAGGAGATGAAGGATATACATGCAGAGTCCAGGCTGGCAGCAATGAAGAAGTGGAAGGCAAAGTTCGATGAGGCCAAGTGGACTTCTGTGAAGGAGGAGTTACTTGAGAATGCAGTGAAGCAGAGATGGGACAAGGACGCTCGGTTCCACACTATTGTGGAGGCTGCCAAGCAGCAGGGTAAGTATCTCTTGTTCTTCACTGGGTCTGCATCCAGTGAATATGGTGGCAAGAGAACTAAGGAGGGTTACTTGGAGGGTGAGAACAAGTTGGGCAAGGCAATTATGAAGGCCGCTGGATTTGAATAAAGGGTCTATATAGATAATGAAGACTAATGTCAATTTAATTTTTTACAACATGCAAACTAACTTTGGAGATCAATTATCTCCATTTATTCTGGATATGTTAATTAATAAAGAGAAATACAGTGTGTCCTATAATAAACCTGACAATGGTATATCAATCCTGGTTATAGGATCATATATACATGAAGCAAGAAATTATTCATATATATATGGTTCTGGTGTAAGAACTGATCCGCCAATTGAACGTTATAAGAACTATACAAAATTAAATGTATGCGCAGTAAGAGGACCTATAACAAAGGCATTTTTAGAAAGAAGAGGATTTATAGTTCCTGATATTTTTGGAGATCCTGCTCTTTTACTACCATTATTTTATAAGCCTATAGTTATTCCAGATCTATCAAATAAAATAGCAGTAATACCCCATAAATCTAATTATAATAAATATAAAGAGATTGAAAAAGATACTAAATATCTTCTTATTGATCCCCTTGAAAACTGGAAAGATGTTATTAATAAATTATTCTCATGTAAATATACTATATCTTCAAGTCTACATGGTCTAATTTGTTCAGATGCATATAATAAACCAAATGTCTGGTTAGATGAATTTAGTTTGTCAGAAGGTGATACAAAATTCAAGGATTACTTTATGAGCCAGTCAAGATATTATGTAAAGATAAAGAAGTTAGAAGAGTTTGATGAAACCAAATTGTATAGCGGGGGTAACAGAGTTGATTTAGAAAAACTTCGTAATGCCTTTCCATTTAGATAATTTATAGTATAAGAATATATGGTTAACATCTGTATAATATTTGGAATTCCATCTTCTCAGACAGTAAAATATTCTAATTGGAAAGATGGATTTACTGGAGCTATAGATATACTAAAGAATAAATTTAATATAACCATGGTTAACGCAAGGGATAATAAGAACATTGATTTTAGGCCATTTGATATAATATTCTTTAAAGAGGGATTTAATGGGGCCTACTATAATAAATATAAGAATAGCATAGTTAATAAGAAAAAAGGATTATTCATATCCTGTTCTAACCAAATTCCAAAGGACACGGATCTTAATATATATGATATCTTATTCTACGAGACACATTGGTATTATAATTATGCAAATCTTAAAAGACACCAATATGCATATCATGCCTTTGGAATTAATACTAGTGTAATGAAACCAATTGATATTGAGAAAGAATATGATGTAATTTTTGTTGGGGCTATAATATCATACAAAAGACCATTGAATATATTAAAGTATCCTGGAAAAAAGATATGTCTAGGTGTAAATTCAGATAATCGGTTAATTGAAAAATTAAAATCATCTGGAGTTGAAGTAAGGGAATTTCTGGAATATGATGATCTTTCTATATTCTATAATAAAAGTAAACTTTGCTATATTCCATGTGAAACCCACGGAGGTGGTGAACGCGCAGTATTAGAAGCAAGGGCGTGTGGAATTAATGTTGAAATTGAACCTGATAATAATAAACTAAAAGAATTATTAACATCACCTATATATTCAAGTGAATACTATGCAGACCAGATAGAAAAGGGAATAGTATTAAAATTGATACCATAATTAAATAATAAGGTAGCCATAATGCCAGAAGCATGGCAGAGCCTCGCTTTTAAAAATCATCATCCCAGAGATAAGAATGTGCGCTTTGTTGAAGACACACATACTTATTA